CCCATTCAGGTACGCATAAGAAAGCATATCCACCTGCGCAGAGTCGGCAGCTAAATACCATGCTTTCGGGTCGGTGATACGCGCCTCGGTGATAATCTCATAAGCACCGTTAAACACGTTCACGTCGCCGGTCTTGTTGGCGGTAATGCTGCTCATGATTTTTTGCGCGTCGGTAAGCAGTTCTACCGGAACAATAAAGTACTTGGCAAGGATATTGAGCGCCTCGTCCTCCAGTCCTTTCTGCCGCATCATAGCAATACGCGCGGAGGACAATGTTGCCTCGGCAATTGCGCCGCCTGCCGCTGCAAGGTTTTTATGGTCGGCATGGAACAACGTTTTACCGTCGCCCATTTTCGGGTTGCCGAGGATAAGGCCCCACATAATGTCGCTTTCAAGATTTGCCGCCGCAGCGCCGAATAACTGGCTCAGGCGGGTAAAGCCGTTCAGGTCGTCATTAATGATGGCCTGCCTTGTAATGGAAATGATTTTACCGTAAGTCTCCAGTTTAAAGTTTTCCTTACTGTCGGTCAGCTTGCCGTACTTGAACTCGCCGTGTTCGTTGACCTTTTCCAGTTTCAGCGAGCCGCCGAACTGTACGCCGGTGATCTGTTTAAAATCACTTGCGCTCATTTGGTTGGCCAGCTTCTTCCATGTTTGCGGCGCGGCGCTGTACGCACGGCGCAGGAACTTGTTTACCACGTTAGCCATGAGCGCCGGGAAATCCGATGTGGTCAGGGCACGGCTGGCTAATTCGTCCTTAGTCATGCCGGTAGTTTTCACGCCCTGCGCATCCAGTACACTACGGCAGAAATCCGTTAGCGAATGCCCGCGGTAATCCTTCGCCTTGTCGCTTTCCAGCTTGAAGTTGGAAGGGTCGGCGCGGTGCGCTAATGCTTCCTCCATTGCGTTACGGTTCTGTACCGCTTCATCTACGCCGCCAGCGCCTACACGGGGGACATGCGTACCGCGTGTTTCTACTGGCTGCGTTTCCGCCAGCTTGTCAATAATAAGCCTGCGGGCTTCTTCAATAGCCACGCCGCGGCTGATTAAATCGTCGGCAAAATTGTCTTCCAATTTTGCCGCGCGTACCGCGCCGCGTATATCTGTTACACGCTGGCGTTCCGCTTTTACTCCTTCACTGCGCACAGCCTCCGTATCCACCGGCGGCGCGGCTGGCGCTGCGGCAGGTGGCGTAGGGGGCTGTTGTTCTGCGCCTCTTTCCTTGCTCTCCTCTGGCATTGTTGTATTTGATTTGTCTTTGCTAATGATTTGCACTTCGTAGAAGCCGCCGTCGTTGCGTGTACCGGCATTATAATCGGCGGGGATCGGAACCATTGATATTTCCATAGGCTCCCAATCGAGAGCACGGTATGTAGGCGCTTCGTCCTTTACCTGTTCGCTCTGCTCATAAGTATATACCCGGTATCCTACGGACACGTTGCGGATAATACCGTTCTTAATGTCTGAAATGATGCCCGCTATATCGTCGCGGTCAGAAAAGCGCAGTAATGCCCGGCACTCATTAGCGGCGATCCAAGCCCTTACAACCACACCTATTTGATTGGTCAGTGAATACGCACTGTGGTTGTCCAGAACCGGAGCGCCGCTATTGAGTCGTTCCAGGCGCACAGAAGCCTTGTTACAATCGAGTACCTCGATAAATTTGCCGTCCCATCCATATCGAACCACCTCAGCTTCGGTAGCGAATACCACTTCAACAGTACGGTCTGTCTCGTTGAAGCTGGTAACATCTACTGCGGCCCGCACACGGTTCTCTCCTAATTTTCTTCTCACTATCTCCGGCATCACAATTCCCCTGTGGTGCAACTAAAGTAGCAGGCACACGAAAGGAGTAATAGCCGAGTTTTAGACTACACGATAGAAAATAAATAGTACTCAATGCCATAACTGGCTTAATTGATAATTAAATGTGGAATTGAACTTTGATTTGAAGAGACGTATAGTAGTATTAAGGTTGAATAAATAAAAATCACCTTATCAAAACGACAACATAATTAAATATATTTGTAGGAACCAATTACTCAACTCATGGCAGAACGCGCCGCTATTGATACTATTCGTGGATATTTCTATCAATTCGATCATTCAATCCTTCAACTTTTAAATCTATCCAATGATACGGACACCATTACCGTTGAAGGAATTGAAGATATAGATATAGCGACTGCAACTGAGGAAACAGCTATACAATGCAAATACTATTCTAAGACTGAATATAACCACTCCGTTATTGCAGAACCAATACGGTTAATGTTAAACCACTTTTCGGATTACACAAAAGGTAGTGCTTCGAAAATAAAATACATATTAAGAGGACATTACAAATCTGGCCATCAAAAACTCACGGCACCAATTGCAGTTGATTACTTAAAGAAAAATTTCTTGACATACACAAGAACAATCAAAAATGTCAAAACGACCTTTGAGCATCATGTTGTTTTGGGACTTAATGATAAGCAACTTAACGAATTTTTAAAGCAACTTACTATCGATATAGCAGCAGTTGATTTCGACGATCAACTTAGCCAAATTCTTAGGTTACTCAAAGCTCAATATAAATGCACCGATTCTGCCTCAGAGCATTTTTACTATAATAGCGCTTTGCGAGTTATTAAGGAGCTGAGCATAAAGAAGAACTCTAAATCAAGGACAATTAGTAAAAGTGATTTTCTTAAAACCATTGATACAAGCCAAATTCTTTTTAATGAATGGTTTTTGGAAAGGAGAGGGAAAAAAGCACACTTTTTAAATTTGAGGAAGGAATATTTTACCAACTTGAATATTTCGCCCTTTGAACGTTTTTTTATTATCGAAGTCAGTTCCACGCAATACAACAGAGCCGAACTCAAGGAACTTTTATTTATTGTCTCCAGAAAATGGTCAAAACTGTCGAAGAGGGAACCTAAACCATTTTGCCCTTACGTTTACCTTCATAATGTCGACAGTAGCGAACTTATAAATTTAAAAAGGGAATTGCTCCTAGAAGACTTTAGTGTGATAGATGGATATGACTTTAACGGCGCTGAGTTTAATCCTTCATCAATCGTTAGGAAAGCTGATCATTTAAATCAGGTTAAGCTAAAATTCATTAATGAAAAGCCTTTTATTGATCAGGTTTTACAAGCAACAAAAGGTACAAAGCAAATTTTCCAGTTTTATTTTCAGCAACCGTTCTATAATAATACAGATCCATCGGTAAAGCATATTCAAATTCAAATTGATCAAATCGAAAACATAAAAAATATCATATAACATGAACCCTAATAAAAGCGATATAAATGCACAGGTTATCTCAGTATTCCCTGATAAAATAAAAATTGTGGTGGATGACTTGGAAGATTTCAAAATTGCAGAAGAATCATTGAAAGTTGGTTCATATCTGAAGATAGAAGACAATGAAAATTCCACTCTTATAGCTGTTATTGAAAATTTTCAAATTACTGTTACTGATTCGGGTGAGCGAACACACTTGATTGAGGCATTTCCTTTAGGGATTTTAAAAGGAAATAAATTTGAAAGGGGTGGTGATTCTCTTGCTATTCCACCTAAAGAAGTAAAACCGGCCACAATTGAAGAAATACAGAAAATATATGAAACCTCCATTAATCCAAATGAATCGTTTTGTTTCTGTACTCTGTCAACTAATCCTACGGTAAGGGTCCCCGTTAACGGGAATAAATTTTTCAACAAACACATAGCAGTTGTTGGATCTACAGGTTCTGGGAAATCTCATACCTTGTCGACCTTGATTCAAAAAGCAATTGCTGAAAAAAATGGTGACTTCTCTTTAAATAATTCCCATGTTATAATATTTGATATCCATTCTGAATATTCCACGGCATTTCCAAATGCAAATTATATAGATACAAGTAATTTGGTATTGCCATATTGGCTATTGAATAGTGAAGAATTAGAAGAATTTTTCTTAGATACAGAAGCCAATGACCATAATCAAAGATATATTTTTAAAGAGGCTGTAGTAAGTAATAGGAAGAAGAATTTCACCGGACCGGACAAAGATAAAATCCATTTTGATTCACCACTTTTTTTTGATATTGATGAGGTGTTGAAATTCGCTCAGGAGAAAAATACTGAAATGGTTGATACTGGCGATGTTTATGCTGCAAGTAATAAGGAGAAAGCAGGGCAACCCAAATTAACACAAGGCAGTTTATATGGAAAACTCACCAACTTTGTCAACCGACTGGAAAATAAGATTAACGATACTAGGTTAAAATTTTTGCTTGGAGAAAAATCAAAGACTCAGACTTTTGAAGAAACTATGGAAAGCCTATTGAGTTACGGCTCTTCGAAACAATCAAATGTCACAATAATAGACTTGAGTGGAGTACCCTTTGAGGTTCTTTCTATTACTGTCTCATTAATATCAAGGCTAATATTTGAATATGGATATTTTTACAAACGAATGAGATGTAGAGCAAACAAAGATGAACGAATCAACAATGACATTCCTATCCTTCTTGTCTATGAAGAAGCCCATAAATATGTACCCAACATAGACTTGTCAAAATATCGTTCGTCCAAAAAGTCTATAGAACGTATTGCCAAGGAAGGACGGAAATATGGGGTTACTCTTTTATTAGCAAGCCAACGTCCATCTGAAATTTCCGAGACAATTTTCTCGCAGTGTAATAACTTTATTTCAATGCGTCTAACTAACCCAGTAGATCAAAGCTATGTAAAAAAGCTTTTGCCCGATACATTAGGCAGCCTCATTGATAAAATGACTTCATTTAAACAAGGCGAAGCGTTGATAGTTGGAGAGTCAATTATACTACCATCTATCGTACAAATAGACAAATGTTCACCTGAACCATCATCTAATGATATTCCATACTGGATTTTGTGGAAAGAAGAATGGAAGAATTTGGATATTAAAGCACTTAAAGAGGAATGGAATAGATAGATCAAATTTTCTTTTCTGATAAAACAAAGACTGTCTTGAATGACAGTCTTTGTTTTAAAAAGTACAATGCATATAATTAAAGCGCATAAGTAGTTTATACTATCAAAGCTATACGTTTTAGAATTATTTCCCCAAATCACAACATCCATTTAGGTTAAAATGTATCGTTCAATTTGCTTTCATTCTATTCGTATCATAGCGCGGATCACTGGCAGGCTTTAATCCAGCGCTTTCAAACGCCTGTGCGTCTTTCTTTAGTTGCGCCATTACTTCATCCGGGTTTTCGCCCAATGATTTAACTGCGCTGTGCCAGCTGTTAAATCCATTACGCACCAATTCAGACAATGCTTTTACCTCTTTAGAGGGGTCTATCATTTCCCGACGTGGTGCTGTCCAGCTTGCCTCAATAGTAATACCTGGCTTCGCATACCCGGCTAACGACGCAGCCTCTATAAACCATTCCCATGCTTTGTCGCAAAATGTAGGAATCAGCATTACCCATTGCCAGTCGTCAATATTGCGCTGAAATTCTATCCAACCCATACGGCCACTACTAAAATTTACATTGGAAAGGTCGCCGGTAAGGGCCTCATAACTTACTCCCATTCCTGCGGCAATGCCTTGTAACACCTGTCGGGAATAAGTGTCAAATCCTTCCGCCGCTGGCGGTGCTGCAAAACTTACCGTTTTACCCGGTGGCAGATGCTCAATAATACCCGGTTCCACACGTTCTAACGGTTCATATTCACCGGATACCGGGTCGAGGTTATCATTCTCCGTAATGAATACGGAAAAGCAAGCCGCTATCTTTTGCCGCATCAGCTGTGCGTCCTCGTAATCGTCGAAGTCGTACATGCGCAGCATTGACGACGTTGCAAATGGTACACCGCGTACTTGTCCGGGGTCTTCGAGTTCATAAACGTGAATAATGTCCTTCACATCTACGCGGTCGCTGGTAAGGTTTGCAAAAAATTCCTTCGGGTGGCGTTTATATAGCCAATAGGCGACCCTTTTACCTTTGGCGTTATATTCTATGCCACTCATGATATAGCCACCATTTGCAAGGTTTATTTCGTTTTTTGTGCTATCTAAAAAATCAGGCTCTAAGATTTGAAGCTCCAACGGTATTTTACCCTTGACATACTTTGTCCGTACACGGCGGATGATACACTCACCACACTTGGCAACGGTACGCATGACCAATTTTTGCAGGCCGTAAAAATTCAGCCGCTCGTCAAAGTCGCAGTCGGTTTTTTCGCCCCACAACTTCCACGCCTGCTTTATTTTTTCCGCGTCTGCATCCGATAATCCTATTGGTGTAGGCAAAATGCCGGTTCCTACGACATTATTCGCAATGCGTCGGATGCCGTTTTTTCCATAGGGATTATTTTTTGCCAGTTCACGGGCGCGTTCCCTTAGCTTGGGCAGCGCGTTAATAATATCCTGGTTCGTAGAGGCTCCGGTTGTTACCCAACCTTCCGTCCTCCGTCCGGATGCTGCCGCCTCATATTTGCGTAGCGACTTGTCCATCATTTGCAGGGCCAGCCTGCTTTGTACTCTTTTCTTCCCGGCTTCGGGATTTAACCATGCCACTGCCTTATCCAGCCAATTCATTCACATTTGGTTTTTTCTTTCTACACTATTTCAATCCCTTCCGATAATTGGCAAAACGACGGTTATTGTTTCCTGATACACTATTGCCGCTCAGTCCTAATTCCTTTTTCATCAGATCACGGGTACGCATCATTTCGTTTAAGCTGCGATACGTAACCCGCTTATCACCGTAATTAACGTCTAAAGCTCCCTGTGCTATCGCTGCCTCTAAAATGTCAAGTTGCTCTCGGGTAAATCCCATTCCTTCTGCTTTTTTTGCAGGCTGCCGACTATAGACATGATGTCCTCTATTTCGGCAGATACCTGTTTATAAATATCCTTTTCTCCCTCAACCTTGTCCACCGCATTCTGAATAGATGAGCGACTGTAATGCAGACTTTGAGCCAGCAGATAGTCGCTCAGATTCGTTTCACGCTTTATGATATAAAAGCAGATATGGCGTTTACTTACTAATGTTTGCAGTCTACTCTTACTGAATAATTCTTCTCTCGAAACTTCGTAGTAAATGCAGGTTGCGTCTATTATTAGCTCTTGTATTGGTTTTGGCTTCTCTTGTATGTGTGTTGCATCCATAGATTCTCCTATTCTCTAATGACTATCCCAAAATGAACTCCTTCTTTTGCGTTGTTTTTCAGTGGGGGTTATTTCAGGATTGGTTATTTGGTTGTTTTTTTTCGTTGGCGGTTGTATGCTTAATAGTATTTTTCTCCATTGTTCTTCTTTCCAGTTATCCATGCCGAGCATGTTTGCAGCAGCGCGGGCATATACACGGCAGTCTAAGGGTTCGTTGCGTTCATACTTCTTTACCCACATATACTTATCAAAGCCCCGGACTTTTTTAAGCTCCAGTTTTTCAGCGGTCAGCCCTTTGAAATAATGGGCCTCGTATTGCGGGAAGTGGCAGTAACCGTTCGGATACGAGTCGTCCTCGTTACGTTGCAGACGCAGCCACCCATACAATTCGCTTTTGATAATGGATATACCGACGTGCCGGACTTTAATGCCGTTAATGGCTTTACCTTTCCTCGATATATCCACGGCGCGGGGCGTAGACACCATAATGCTCTGCGCTTCCTGCCCTTTGGTCGGAACAACACGGGACGGGTCATACTTGCGGCAGAAGGCATACACTTCGCTGGTGTTATAACCGCTGTCCACCGCCATCATGCGGATACTAAGCATCGCGCCGTCCTCTCTCTGCCATGTTTCGTTAAGTACCTCGGCCAGTTGCTGCCATACCGGGGTATTTTCCCCGCTGGTATTGCCAAGCAGTACACGGTAATCTATGGAGTAGGATTGCTTTCCTTTTGCCCATCCTACTATCTCCAGTTCGATACGGTCTTTCTGTATGTCCACACCGGCAGTAAGGAATGCTACGTCCTTATGTACCGTATTCTGCGCGTAGCTTTCCCGTTTGTTGTACAGCAATTCCCAATCGGGTGCGTCGCCTTCCTCTTTCCACGTTTCCCCTAAAACGGTATTGACAAAAGTTTTCAGCTTCGGTATGTCTGTTTTGCAGTCCTCGTAATCCTGCGCCGCGTTTGCCCAACTATACCAGCCATAAGGCGAGTACATAGAGCTGATATGGTATCCTACTTTTAAATAGTTCGCCTTTTCCGGCGCTGTAGCGATCCACTGCCCCGCAGCAAGCATTTTTGTTTTGAACCGCTCCTGTATCTGTTCCCCGCAATGCTCACATTCATACGTCACCTTATCATATTTGCCTGGCGTGTATCTTAGCTGCCCGAAACGCAGTACCTGCATCCCGCCGCAATGAGGGCAGGGTACGAAATAGTACCGCTGGTCAGTTTCTAAGAATTGCGCGGCAATGATGCTTTGCCCTTCAATGGTCGGCGTAGAAATGATAAAAATCTTCTTCTTCGGAAAGGTGCGTGTACGCGCCTTTGCCAAATCAATCGGGCTACCTTCGCCGTCCAGGTCAAGCGGGTATGCGTCCACCTCATCGAGAAAGACATTACGCGCTGGCATGGAACGCAAACCGGACGCGGAATTTGCTCCGGTCATTACCAGTATGCCGCCCGGAAATTCTTTTTTAAGGATAGTATTGCCGCTATCCCGTGAACGCGCCGGTTTGATTTTTGCCGCCAATATCGGCGCTGCCTCTATCATAGGCTGGATACGGATTTTAGAGTTCCGCTCTGCCATATCTTTAGTAGGCTGCACCGCCAGAAAAGGACAAGGCGATACGTCTATTGTATAACCTATCCAGTTGTTCCCCGCCTCAGTAAGACCTACCTGCGCCCCCTTCATTACGATAATCTCCTGCGTGGGGTCGCCTACGCTGAGCCTGTCCATAATCTCCCGCAGGTACGGGGTACGGCTGGTACGCCACAGCCCCGGCTCCGCGGTACTGATCGTTGACAGTACCCGGCTTTTATCTGCCCATTGTGATACGGTAAGCCGTGGTTCCGGTCTTAGCCCGTCTATAAAGCCCTTAATTATTCCTAACATTCACTATCCCTGCTCACTAATCTTTGCTTCCTTATCACTAACCCGGCTTACCGTATCTATCCTATTAGCCGCGCACCAGATTTTTGTTCATGTACTGCCAAATAGCCGAGCAGTATTTTATCTGGTACAGGCAATCGTCGAGGGCATGGTGCGCTGTGCCGATGCGCTGAATGCCCGCTTTTATTTCCGGCATTACCTCGGCCAGCGTCCGCACGTCCCGGACATTGTAATATTTCCACGGTATCTTTAAGCCGCAGGCTTTATAGGCATCCGCCAACCGCGACATATCAAAATGTTTTCCGTTGCTCCACAGCTTTACCTCCTGCGCACGGGCAGAAAGAAAGCCGCTGAAGTCCGCCAGTACTTCCGGCAGCGGGGCCTCGCCACCGCAGACCTCCTGTAATGCTTCCGGGTTTTGGCGCAGCCACCATTTAAGCGTAGCGCCCTCGACTTTTAGTCCCGCGTCCAAGCACGATTGAATGTCGACCTTACGGTAAAACACGCCTTTTGTTTCTCCGGTGTTTATTTCAAACTCTATCGCGCCTATGGAACAGATAACTACGTCCGAGCCTTCGCCCATTGTTTCAATGTCCACCATCAGATGGCCTAATTGCATTTGTTCTGTCTTACGTTCCATAAATCAAATTTTCAATTCAGTTTCCCCGGCGCTGGTCAGTTCCTCCAGCACGTCGGTAATCGCATTAAATAATATTAGGTGCGCCTCATTCCTGCCGGGTGCTGCCAGCACATCGTCAATGACCCGGTCGGGTACGGACTGGAAGCGCAGCCTGATTTGCTTGCTGAATGCAAACAACTCTTTGTACACTTTATTTTTTTCTACGACCTCGCCTTCTTTCATGCGCAGCTTCAGCGCGTTCAGGTTGGCTTTAATAATGAGGTCTTTTCTTAATGCTTCGGCATAAGTCTCGTCTTTATCGATAACAATACCGTCGCCGGTAATTTCCTGCGCACCTGGCTCCGTGTTCGCAGCCGGTTTGTCCGCCGGTAGGCTTTCGGGCATTACCTGAATGATGGTGTCGCCCCATTCACGGTCGGCTATCTCCGGAATTATCTTTTTGCTTTCCGCATCGTACCCGGCATTGATTTTACGCGACTTGATGGCTTTACGCACGGCAGTATCGCTTACGCCCTTGCTGCGGGCGTACTCTCGTATGGATACTGTTTTTGCGTCTTGTGCCATTTTGTCTTGTCTTTTGGTGCAAACCGTTCGCGCTGGTTTGCGAACCTGTAAAATCCCTATCGCTAACGTTTTTTTGGGGCTCAGGGTAGCCGCAAGCCTGAGGGGTGGAGGGGGAACCAGACCGCCCACCCCCTCGGCCCACCGAAGCCCTACCCGGAGCCGCCGGTCATCCTGCCGATCAGGTAGCGTATCTCGTGATCCATGTTGTGGTCGAAGTTGTTATCAATGATTTTTTTAATGTTCTCTTTTACTTTGTCATTGATAACAGCGCCGTGTACGGTAACGGATACAAGGGGCTTAATAGGAATATCATTACCCGTTTTATTTTCCCTTTGGTGGCGCTGAATAAAGCCGAAGCTGTTACCACCGCCCTTGTATTGTCCGCGGGCAAATACACGCGGTTTTGCGCCTCTAATCATAAAGGCATAGGGTACTACCTGCCGTTGCCCTTTTTTTACTTCAATAGATACCCCCTTACCCGGATTTTTCTTTGC